GAACAGTGAGAGTGTGGGGTGTGCCTGCATATCAGCAACAAGATTCAGCGTTTGACATAAAGGAGGTTGATGGTGCCCCGTTTTAAATTTGGTGATACGAGAGAGGATGGATACCGATATATTGGTAGACGATTAAATAGATTAAAAAAAGATGGAACATATGGGGAGGATTGGAGAAGCCCAGAGGGATTTGAAAAACAAATACAAAACAATAAAAGAAATAAAAAAAGAATTTATGATTTTATTAGTAAATCTATGAATGATGAAAAATTAAAACAAGGGTGCGCTCATTGTGGATATAAGGATGACCCTGTTGTTTTAGATTTTCACCATTTAAATAGAGCAGATAAATTTTTAAATGTATCTAGATACTGGAGAACAAGTTTAAAACAATTTGAAAAGATGAAAGAAGAATGGAAGAAGTGCATAGTATTATGTGCTAATTGTCATAGACTAGAAGAGAAAAGGATTAGAAATGGAAACTAAAACTAAAATTATATTAGGTCCTCCTGGTACGGGAAAAACACATACACTATTGAACCGTGTGGAAGAAGAATTGGCACGTGGCACACCACCCGATCGTATTGCTTTTCTAGCCTTTACTAAGAAAGCTGCAACCGAGGCGCGTGACCGGGCAATGAAGAAGTTTGATTTAGAAGAGCAACACTTACCATATTTTAGAACACTACATTCATTTGCGTTTCATCAATTAGGTTTAACCAAAGCTGAAGTTATGTCGCGTGATAATTATAAAGAGTTTGCACAAACATTTGGCATGGATCTAGGATCTGTGACAGATGGTAATGATTCCGGGGGTATATTTACGACGGATAACATATTGATAAATGAGGTTAATTTAGCACGTATGAAGTGTATGGAATTAGAGCACCATTATAATCATTCTAATTTACAAGATGTTTCATGGCATGCATTACTTAGAGCTCAACGATCACTAGAAGAATTTAAAAAGAAAAAAGAAGTATTTGATTTTACAGACATGATTGAATTGTATTTGGAGTCTGGTCCAGTTCCTAAACTAGACGTAGTATTCATAGATGAAGCTCAAGATCTATGCGCATTACAATGGCGTATGGTAGATAAGATTTCTCAAAATGCTAAAAAGGTTTATGTATGTGGCGATGATGATCAAGCTATATATACTTGGGCAGGAGCTGATGTTAGACACTTTATTAAGTTACCAGGTGAGATAGAAACACTTAAACAATCTTATCGTTGTTCTAAAGTTATACAAAACTTATCACACAGAATAATTAATAGAGTTAAATTTAGAAGGGCAAAGAGTTGGTATGGAACAGAGAATAGTGGCTTAGCTGTTTATCACAATTATCCAGAAGGAGTTAATTTAAGAGATCCAGGTAGTTGGCTAGTCATGGCTAGAACAAATTATATGCTTGATGAAATAGAGCGTGACATTAGATTACAAGGCATGTTGTATAAAAGAAATAATAAATTACCTATATCTAGTAAACTTTTAAATGCTGTAGAAGCTTGGAAGAAATTAAATAATGGTGAGCATGTAGCATTACCAGATGTAAAAGATATATATTCATATATGTCTAGTCAGATAGGAATTGAAAGAGGTCATAAAAATCTTAAGATGGCTGACAAAGAACAATATGAATTAGAAGAGTTAGTTATGCATCATGGATTACTGATGGGAGGTAGACCATGGGATGTAGCTTTTGATAAAGTAGGAAATAGAGATAAAGAATATTTACGCGCCATAGAAATAAGAGGGCAGGTATCAACCAATCCTAAGATTAATCTTAGTACTATTCATGGGGCAAAAGGAGGAGAAGCAGACAATGTAATGTTGCTTACAGACTTATCAAGAAAGTCACAAGAAGCAATGGAAAAAGATTCAGATGATGAATGCCGTGTATTTTATGTAGGGGCTACACGCGCTCGTAACCAACTACATATAGTACAACCACAGAGAGAAGGAGGGTTCATAATATGAGCATGACTAAAGAAGAAATATTAAAGAAAGCTAGAGATCTTGTCACTGGTGATAGGAACGAAACACATGGGGATGCATTTCAAAACCATGCAGAAATTGCAGAATTTTGGAATATATATCTTGATAAAAAGCTACAACCAATGGCTAGTATTACAGCTGAAGATGTGGCATTGATGATGGTTCTGATGAAGATATCAAGAAACACTCAAGGTAAGAAAAACAACTTGGATAACTTCATTGATATGTGTGGTTATGCAGCAATAGCAGGAGAAATTAATGACACAGGATCTTTTTAAATCAGTGACTTCACAATGGGTAGCACCCACGGAGTTTCCACATATAGAGGGACGTGTAGCGATTGACTTGGAGACATGTGATCCAGAGCTCGTGAAACACGGCCCAGGGTGGCCAACTAAAAAAGGAAAAGTTATTGGCATTGCCGTAGCGACTGCTTCTTTTAAAGCTTATTATCCTATAGGACATGAGGGTGGTGGCAACATGGATGAAAAGAAAGTTGTAAAATATATAAAATCAATTTGTCATGATGATTCAATTGAAAAAGTATTTCACAATGCGCAGTATGATATAGGTTGGTTATGGACACTTGGTATAGAAGTTAAAGGTAGAATACATGATACGATGGTAGCTGCTGCGTTAATAGATGAGAATAGATATTCATATACACTCAATAGTATTGTTCATGAATATCTAGGAGAGTTTAAGAATGAGCAAAAGCTTAAAGAAGCCGCTGATGCATTTGGTGTAAATCCAAAATCAGAAATGTATAAATTACCAGCAGAGTTTGTTGGTGAGTATGCGGAAGCAGATGCAGATTTAACTTACAAGTTACACGAGAAGTTATCGTGGGAGATTGTTAAAGACAATCTTACAACAGTGTACGATGTAGAATGTAAATTAATTAATGTTATATTCCATATGACACGTCGTGGTGTTAGGTTTGATACATATAAATGTATTCAGTTAAACGATAAGTTTCATAATAAAGAAAAGAAATTAATGCAGCGCATTAAACATTTAACTGGTTTGGACATAGAGATATGGGCAGCAGCTTCAATTGCAAAAGCTTTTGATGCGTTAAGTTTACCATACGAAAGAACAGCTAAGACAGATGCGCCATCATTTACTAAAATGTTTTTGACAGATCATCCACATGAACTGCCAAGATTAATCATGCAAGCACGTGAATTAAATAAGTTAAGAGGTACATTCTTGCAGGGTTTGATGAACTATTCAGAGGAGGGTAGAATACATGCTCACATTAATCAAATTAGGTCTGATACTGGTGGGACTGTGTCTGGCCGTTTTTCTTATAATCACCCTAACTTACAGCAGGTCCCCAGCCGTGGCCAGTTTGCGAAAGATGTTAGGAAGTTATTCATTCCTGAGATGGGTCAATATTGGCTCAAAGCAGATTACTCGCAACAAGAACCAAGGCTACTTACTCATTGGGCCTGCCTCGTCAAACAGCCCGGTGCTAGGGAAGTACAGGAAGCATATCATAAAAAAGACCTCGACTTTCACCAACAAACGGCCGATATGGCGGGTTGTGAGAGACGTCTTGCGAAGACTATTGGACTTGGTGTAATGTATGGAATGGGATATAATAAACTAGCTCGTGAGCTAGATTTAGAGCCATCGGAAGCTAAGACTATGCTTAATGACTTCCGTGCGCGTGTACCATTTATGCAAGGCATGTTGGAGGCAGTTATGAATAGGGCTAATTCTAAAGGAGTTATTCGTACTTTACTTGGACGTAAATGTAGATTTGATTTATGGGAACCAACACAATGGGGTGTTCATAAACCATTACCATTGAATCAAGCGAAGGTAGAATATGGGGAAGCTATAAAAAGATATGGCACCTACAAGGCTCTTAATAGATTGATTCAAGGATCAGCTGCTGACCAGACAAAGAAAGCCATGGTTGAAGTGTACGAAAACTTAGGAGTGATTCCTTTGATTCAAGTGCATGATGAATTAGATTGTTCAGTACAAAATGAAAAACAAGCTAATGAAATAAAAGAAGTCATGGAGACTTGTGTTAAATTAGAGGTTCCATCAAAAGTAGATGTTGATTTAGGAGATAGTTGGGGCGGATGAATTGTTGGCATTGTCAAACAGAATTAATATGGGGTGCAGATCACGACATAGAAGACGACGAAACTTATGGCATGGTCACTAATTTATCGTGTCCTAAATGTAAATGTCATGTAGATGTTTATAGACCAAAAGAAGAGGAGGAAGAATGAACTGGATTTGTAAGACACTTTTAGTTTGTTTATCCTTTAATCCAGTAATGGATTATAAAACCAATGATGAATTTATAGAACAGGTGCGTGCGTGTGCGTTACATCTTAATTCTATGCATTCAGAAGAAGAAAGGGTTCCAGTTAATTTAATAATTGCACAAGCTGTGCATGAATCAAATTGGGGTAAATCTAGATTTGCTCGTGAGGGTAATAACCTCCTCGGAATCCGCACGTTTGACTCAACAGATGATCAACTAAAGCCGCTAAGTAATCCTAATGCGACGTGGGGGCTTAGGATCTTTGAGACAAAGTGCGAATCCATATCTTACTATATGGAGTTACTAAATAAGAATCATCATTATAATGAGTTTAGAGAGGAGCGAATTAACCAGCATTTTAGCGATGAAATTGATTTAGAAAAGTTAGTAATGACACTTGCAATATATGCTGAAGACGTATATTATACGCAAAAAATCATCAGAACAATTAGAGAACTAGAGGCCTATGACAGAGACTAAAAAACCCGGGTACCGAGAACAAGGCAAAGCCAGAGCTGGTAATGTTAAAAGTAATTTTGCAATTAATGCAGAACAAATGGAATTTGAAAGAAGAAAAGTTCTTGAACAAATGTCCACTAAAGTTGATCAAAAGAAATTAAATAACATGGCTGCAGTTGCAGCTACCGTAGAACCTAAATATTTTAAAACAACGAATTTACTTAAAAATGGTAACCGCGCAGAATACGACAGCACAGAAGGTAAAGGCGAGCAACGTGAACCTACTATGCGTATATTATCATTAGGCGCAGGTGTGCAATCATCATGTTTAGCATTGATGGCACAAGAAGGATTAACAAAACATAAACCAGATTATATGATATTTGCTGATACGGGATGGGAGCCTAAGTTTGTGTATGAGCATGTAGAATATTTAAGAAAAGCAATAACGATTTGTCCGCTTATAACTGTGGAGAGAAGTAGTATCCGTGAGGATCTTATCAAAGCAGCGAACCCAGAACCAGGGTCAAAAGAAGAGGAAAAGTCGTTTGCTGGACGTGTACCAAACCCACCGTTGTTTGCTGCACGTGAAGGTGGACGTGTAGGGATGCTATATCGTCAGTGTACACATGATTATAAAGTTATCCCTATACAAAAAAAGATTAGAGAATTACTTGGTGTAAAGCCAAGACATAGAGTACCTAAAGATGTAATTGTAGAACAATGGATAGGTATATCTACAGATGAAGCCATGCGTATGAAAAATGCTAGGCTACCATGGTTGACATCACGTTGGCCTTTAATAGAAATGAAGATGTCACGTATGGATTGTTTACAATGGTACCGTGACATAAAGAAACATCCTATGCCTGGTAAGTCA